GTCATACCTGCAAGAAAGGTTACTTTTGCAGAAGATGAGAAGATTTAAGGAGTTTTCTTCACGCTAATGGGATATTTATAACCAAAGTGTGAGTGGAGAAACAATGGCAGAAATAACTTATCGGTCTCCTGGATTTTTTGAAAGGGAGATAGATCTATCAGCTCCGTCACAGACAGTTGCAACTGCAACACCTGCAGGTGTGGTTGGTCCGAGCCCATGCGGACCTGCATTCTTGCCAGTCACAGTGACATCACTAGCTGAATTTAGAGATCAATTTTACGGTAATGCCGAAGTAAGAGATAACGTTTACTTTGCAGCACAGGAATTCTTTAGGTACGGTCAGGCATTGACGTTCGTTCGAACTCTCGGTGTAGGATCGAATGCGACATTGTCAGATATCACTACGACTCTCACACAGGGCACTGCAAGAGGCGCAGGCTTTGTGATTACAGGATCAATCAATCAGAATCAAAAAGCCCAAGGAACGGTCCAATTTATTGTTGCAAAGCATGTGGTAAATGATGACGTCAATGGATCTTACCCGATATTCATCGACAACAGCAGCTTCTCAACGACAACAGCGGGAGGTAACGCAAATCTTGTAAGAGGCGCGCTACTATTCCCTACAGGAACACGAGCACAGATCTTAAGCTATAACCAGGCTTATTCTCCTTCGAATGTCTCAGATGACAATGCATCAGTTCAACCGACCACGACTGCAACTGATTACAAGACATTCAAGCTTGTGATCTCATCGTCAGCACCTAGCTTTGGGATCGCAGATGGCTACTCAGGTCTGCGAATTTATACTGCATCACTTGATCCGTCAAGTGATTCATATATCAGTAAGATTCTAAACACGTCACCCGCTCTATTCCAAACACATCAGCATCTCCTTTACATGGATTACGCCGTAGAAGATGAACTTGCATCAGTTTCAACTGCAACTGACAGCATTGCCTTGCTATCTGGTTCTCTTGGAAAATCAGCCGTGTCGGCACTGTCACAGCAGACATTCTCAGATGCATTCGGTAGATTTGATTCTAGATTTAAATCAGCAAGAACGACAAGCTTCATATCTCAGCCCTACAGCGGTCAAGAATATGACCTGTTCCACTTCGAGACGCTGGGTGATGGTGAAATAACAAACAGCTTGTTCAAGGTCTCGATAACAAATCTCAGAAGGTCTGTCGATCCTCAAAATCCGTATGGAACATTCACAGTTCAGATTAGAAATTTTTACGACGACGACAAGAATCTTGTAGTGCTCGAGCAATATCTAAATTGCACATTGAACCCAGATGATGACAACTTTATTGGAAAATTGATCGGCGATAAGAAGGTTTTCTTCAACTTTGATGCTGCTAACACTCTTGATAGGAACTTCGTTTCATCTGGTCAATATCCAAACATGTCAACGCGTGTCAGGATTGTCGTCAGCAGCAATGTTTTGAATAAGTCAATTCCAAAAGATGCACTTCCATTTGGTTTTAGAGGGCTTCCTGCACAAAAGTTCACTGCAAAATTGACTGACACAGATTTGCCTGTCAACAGTGATAGAATCACAGGTCTGTTGACAACAGCAGCAGCATCTCTCACAAGTTCTATCACACCACCCGTTCCAATGAGGTACAAGGTTACGCTTGGTCCTACAGACTCGGCACCCGCCTTCACAGGATCAGCAGGCACTCAAGAGTTTGCTGACGGGAATCTTTACTGGGGTGTGAAGTACGACTCATTCCCATCAGTTACGGGATTCTTGGGTTCGTCTGCAGTTTACCAATCAAATGCCGCTGGAGCGCTTAATCCTCTAATCAAATCGTTCTCAAAATTTGCAGGCATTGAGAAAATGGATGTCTTATTGACAGGATCTAGCGCAGATACATTCAATAACAACAAATTCTCGCTAGCCAAGGTCGCATTCTACAATTCAAAGGGAGCAGGAACAGCGCTCCAAGCAGCTGTTAATAACATGACAGGAACTCTTGACCAGCACATGGTGAATGCGATCTACGTTCGAAATGGCGTCCCAAATGTGAATGATGGAACAATCACGGACGGATCAATCTCAGGCAGATTGACATTTGGTTCACTTGCGCTGATTCCTTCGTCTTCAATCTTCAATAGATTTTCGACCTACACAAAGTTCACAAACATGTTCTACGGTGGATTTGATGGTCTCAACGTCCTAGATCCAGATCTGGCCAAGATGAACGACAAGGCAACTTCGTCGGAGACAGGAGGCAAGGCTCGTGCCAATCTCGACATAGGGCTTAATGGGTCTGCAAACTTGTTTGTTGCAGGAACCTCAAACGCACTTGTCAATGCATATCAAGCAGGTACCAGCATTATTACAAATCCTGGCGTTTCTAGAGTGAACATCGTCACAATTCCAGGAATTAGAGACAGCTTGATTACGAATTACACGGCGACCGCAACAAAGAACTACGCACGCGCCATATACCTGATGGATATGGCGACTTACACAGACACAGGGACTAGGATCTTTGATACAGCAACACTGCCTGATGTCACTTACACAATAAGGCAATTCACATCGCGTGGAATCAATAACAACTACGTGGCGACATATTTCCCAGATGCATCAATAACAGATGAATCTGCCGGAACGGCAGTAGGTAAGCGTGTTAGAGTTCCTGCATCAATTATTGCTCTTGGCGCTCTTGCACAGAATGATTCAAAGACATACCCGTGGTATGCACCTGCAGGATTCAACAGGGCAGCACTCACAAATGTTGTCAATCTAGCAGTTAGACTTTCAAGTGCAGATCGCGACAACCTATACGATGCTAGAATCAATCCTATCACGTCGTTCCCGGGCCTAGGGTTCGTGATCTTCGGACAAAAAACGCTTCAGATATCAAGATCAGCACTTGATAGAGTGAATGTTAGGCGTCTTCTGATTGAACTTGCAAGAATAGCGACATCAATTGGCCTACAATTTGTATTCGAGCCTAACACGGCGGCAACTAGATCACGCTTCGTGAGCTTGCTATCACCTCAACTTGCGACTGTTCAGTCACAAAGCGGAATTGATAGCTACAAGATCATAATGGACGATACAAACAACACCCAGCGTGACGTCGAATCTAACAAGCTTAATGGAACTATCATTATCGTTCCAACGAAGGCTGTTGAGTTTATTGCCGTCGATTTCATCATTACAAATGCTGGCGTCGAATTTGTCTAATATTTAGTACCAAGAGGTCGAGCGAATGGCTACACTAAATTATCCTGGCGTCTTTATCACGGAGATCGATAGATCGGCAGTAACGGCGCCCACAAACACAGGTGTACCGGCAGGTGTTATCGGTACTGCTGACAGCGGTCCTGCATATGTTCCTTTAACATTTAGCTCGTATGGATCATTCACAAATGTGTTTGGAACAGATGGCGGACGTTTTGGCCCAATTGCTGTCAACCTTTGGCTTAACGGCGGCACGAATGGAAACGCAACATATCTAAGAGTGTTAGGAGTAGGTGACGGCAACAAGAGATCTACAGCCACAGGTGCAGTCAATAGAGCTGGATTCGTTGTTGGTGAGCAACAGGTAACTGACAGCGGAATTGTTGGAGCGAACCCATATGCAAATAGCGGCGGGCCGTTAGGTAGGACATATTTCTTGGGCTGCTTCATGTCAGAATCAGCAGGCTCAACATATTTCTCCTCAGCAGGAATCCAGAATTCTTCTCTTGCAGTACCAATAATCAGAGGAATAATCTTGACACCCTCAGGTGTCACATTGACTCTGTCTGGTAACTACAATGCGTCGGCAATCAATCAGCCCACAACAGTTGCCACAGAAAGTCCAGCCGTCTCAGGCTCATATGATTTCACAAATAATACGTTTGTGCTCATTCTAAACGGTCACATCAGCAACACATCAAACCAGGCTCCCAACACACTAACAGCATCGCTGAGCGTGGAATCATCAGCATATCTGCCTGATGTGTTGAACACAAATCCCTTTGATATACAAAAGAAGGGACACTATCTATACACGTGGTACGATGTGTCAGATCAGATCACAGCCGTGACAGGCACAGATATACTGGCAACACCTTACACGAAGCAGGACACAAATAAGCAAGATGTCGTCTTCATCACGTCTTCTTCTTTAGGGAGAAACACAGGAAATTCGACGACACCAAATTATGAGCAGTTTAGCGAAAGGTTTGCACATCCTGTATCACCTTTCGTTGTGACTCAAAACTTTGGTGGCACCAAATACGACTTATTCAGAATTCACTCAATCTCTGATGGTTTGCCTACATCTGAAGATTATCAGCCCAATCCAACCAGAAATTACAAGATCACGATTGGCAACATCGTTCCAGGTGCAGATGATAATTCATTCGCCCAGTTCGACTTAGAAGTAAGGCCCTTCGATCACGTCGACGGAACAACAAATCCGCTACGATCTTCTGCATATTTTGCAGGTCTCACATTAGACCCTAATTCTGATAACTATATTGCAGCAAGAATTGGTGACCAGAATATCTACTTTGATTTTGATAGAAATGCTGGAAGCCAGAAGATTGCGCTCGTTGGCGATTATCCTGTCACTAATAACTTCATTAGAGTTGAACTCTCTTCTGATTTCCTTGCAGGAAATGTGCCAATAAACTCAGTGCCCGCTGGTTATAGAGGCTATGGTTATCTCCACACGTCTGGAAGCTCACTTAGTTCATTTGGTAATTCAGACCCCAACATTACATCAGGCCAGACAGATGCAGTCAGACGTGCTGTTACGCCTCCAATTCCATATCGAAACACCATCGCAGATGGCTTGGCGCCAGATGCTACCTTGAACACAGAATACACCTGGGGCACTAAATTTGAAAATATCACAAGTCTATCAGAACAAAATTCTGATACGACATTCAATAGCTCACTCTACAGCTACATAAAATTCTTCCCAAGCTATAGTCCTTCATCAAAGAACTTCTTCATTACCAACGTGTCAAGTTCAGATGCATTCGAGAATAACTTGTTCTCGATTGAGAACATCCGAGTGACAACAGGCGCATTTGGTGTCGCTAGCGCAATTCTTTGGGAATCTGCGTCATACGTCAGGCAGGGAAGCATTGTTCCAAACGACGCCAATAAGACGAGAGCGCTCCAGATCGCTGACCTCAATGATCTGTACAGCGCTAACAGACAGAATGTCTATTACACATTCTTCCTGCAAGGTGGGTTTGATGGCGTCAATATGTTTGATTCGCAGAAGGCAATACTCTCTGATCTTGCAGCAGTTAGAGAAATCGACGACGCGACAAATCAAGGTGGCGTGAATGGGCCTACTGTGTCTGCGTACAAGAAAGCGATAGACATCATGGGATCGTCTGCAGATGTTGACATGCAGCTTCTTGCCGTACCAGGCATTAGAGTTCCTGCTATCACAAATTATGCAATTACGGCAGTTGAAAACAGGTTTGATGCACTCTACCTAATGGATATCCAGCAGAAGAGCACACTGAACGCTTACATCACATCAAGCGATCAAGTCGTTTCGATTTCTAACACTGTGACAGACTTTAGATCTCGTGGTCTAAATTCATCCTTCGCTGCAGCGTATTTCCCAGATGTCACAATCACGACACCTGACGGGACAGGAACGGTAACAGTGCCTCCCTCAGCAGCAGTTCTATCTGCATATGCCAAAAACGACACTTACGCACCATGGTATGCACCTGCAGGTACTACTCGTGGCGGTGTCCCAGCACTAACGTCTGGATACACAGCACTTGATGTACCTCTCACTGAGACATCGACGCAACTTGGCACAATCTATGACGCAGATATCAATCCAATCGTCAAGCTGAGTAGCGGCACGCAAACAGTCATTTGGGGTCAAAAGACACTTCTCAAAAATGCTTCATCACTTGATAGAGTCAACGTGAGAAGACTGCTGATCGATCTGAGAAGAAAGGTTAGAGCTGTTGCCAATACACTTCTGTTCGAGCCTAACACCCAGGCAACACTGACACGTTTCAACAATCTTGTCAATCCTATTTTGCAAGATGCACAAACTCGTTTTGGTGTCACACGTTACAAGGTCGTTATTGACACATCGACAACGACGCAAGCAGACATCGACAACAACACAATCAGAGGAAAGATCTTCTTGCAACCCACAAGAGTCGCAGAATTCATTTCTCTTGATTTCGTGATCAATGCATCGTCAGCAACATGATAGATAGCTAGTAAGACATCAATAACGGAGTAGAAATGGCCGAGACCTTATCAGTCACAGATATGCTTCCCAACAAGTTTGAGCCAAAGAGAAAGCATCGCTGGATCTTTGCCATCGAGGGGATCGACGCATTTCTGATCAAGAAGGCATCCCGCCCAGGTTTCACCATGGGCAGCAAAGAAATCCCATGGATCAACACGCAGAGGTACATCTCGGGCAAACTTAAGTTTGATACGATGTCTATCGATCTACATGATCCTATTGCACCCTCGGGCACACAGCAGGTCATGGAGTGGATCCGGACTCATCACGAGTCTGTGTCTGGACGTTCTGGATACGCTGACTTCTATAAGCGCGATATTCAACTCAAGATGCTTGATCCTATCGGCACAGTCGTTGAGCTCTGGGACATCAAGGGCGCGCTGATTGAATCAGCAAAATTCGGCGATGTTGACTACGGCGGCGACGAAGTGATGACTGTGTCTATAACGCTTAGGTTTGACAACTGCGTCCTACAATTCTGATTAATTAGAACTCCTTATCGTTTAACTTTATCCCACTGTGATTAAAGATTAAGATAAGGAGTTTTTGTATGCCGAAAAAGAGCGACATAGCTGGTTCTGTGATGCCTGAGGGGTTTAATCAGATACCTGTATCCAATCCTGTCCACGATGATTTCGGTTGGACTGTACCAGTTGAAAGCATACCTCTTCCTTCAAACGGAAAAGTGTATCCTGCATCAAGCGCTCTTCATGGTAAAGAGACGCTCCAGATTAAGGCCATGACTGCGCATGAAGAAGACATTCTGACAAGTCGGGCACTCATGAAGGAAGGAACTGTCCTCACACATCTGATCAAAAGCTGCCTTATTGACAAGACAATCAACCCGAACGAGATGTTGAATGGAGATCGTCTAGCACTTCTCGTTGCCATTAGAGTGACTGGTTATGGACCTGCATACAAGGTTGATGCAGAATGCTCATCTTGCAACACTCTTCAAAAAGGCGAGTTCGACTTGTCAAACTTGACAATCAAGCGGCTTTCGATTCATCCTGTCTCGCCCGGAACAAATCAATTTGAGTGTGTGCTTCCTGTGACAAAGAAACGTGTCATGTTTAGATTCCTGACCGGTCGAGATGATGAAGAACGTGAGGCTATTCTTGCGCGCCGCAAGAAGAGCATGCCTGATCTTCTTGTTGACAATGTTGTGACATCAAAGCTTGAGTTTTCTATCATTTCGATAGATGGAATCACAGACCGCACTAAGATCAATGCCTTCATCAAGTCAATGCCTGCTCACGATTCAAGAACACTCAGGAAGTACATGATCGATATCGAGCCTGGAATTGACATGACAGATGATCTGACTTGTGTCAAGTGTGGTGCAGTCACCCGGGTGTCTCTTCCCCTCGGATCATCGTTTTTTTGGCCTTGATGCATCGTACAGAGAATTGCAATTAGAGCAGTTCTTCTATCTGATGAAGTCGCTTGGTGTGACGTACACAGAATTGCGCCTCATGCCGATCAGGTATCGAAACTGGTTCATAGAGAGATGCATCAAGCTGAATGAACCTGCAAAGACCACAAGAGTGGGCGCAATAGAGCTTGATGATGACACACCGATATCATCGATTCTCGGAAAGATGAATAAATAGACTATGAGAACTGAGATGCTATGAGTAATGGTAATGACACGCAAGCTACCGCCGCCGACATCGCGGCTCTTGCGTTAAGTGCAACAGACGCAACAGACAAACTCAATCAATTACAAGATCGGCTTGATGCTGCTGCAAAGTCTAGCAAAGATTTCTCAGGAGTCATAGGTGAGGCCGCGGGTGGAGTTGCCTCATTAACGGCGGCGTCAGCACTGTTTAGTAGCGATGCATACAAGTTTGTTCTCGGTGAGATGGAAAGGCTCTCACGCCTACCCAGGTTTATTGCGTCAGAAATAGCAGGAAGCAATGTCATCGCAGGAACTCAGCTATCAGGTCAAGCTGAAGTCTTGATGCGTGACATGTATGACACGCAGGCAAGAATTGCTAAAGAAACTGTCACATTCGGTGTAGATGCGTCGGGCAAAGAAATCACAAGAAACATGGCTCTCCTGTACAAGGACGGTGAGGAGCAGGGAAGAGCATTTTACGAATCAGCAGTCAAAGATTCTACTTTGTATGTCGCTGCAATAAATGCGCTAGGTAAGGAAGGCGCATTTGAGATGAAGGAGACGGCAAATGTCGTCCAGAGAGGTTTAGGGATCACAGCTGAGACATTGAGAAACATCTACACAAAGGAATATGCGCAAACAGGAGAGATCACAGGAAAATTTGTTGAGAACTTCGGCGCGACTGTTATTGCAGCAGAGAAAATAACAGGTCTTAGTAGCAAGGCGCTTACAGAAGACATGACAAGAATGATGGCAAACCTCAACACGTACGGAGGAATGGCAGACTCAGAGATGGCAGCACTTTCTGCTAGAATGCACCAGTTGGGCGTCGACTTCGACAATACTGACAAAGCGGTGAACAAGTTTTTGTCATTTGAAGGTGCTGTTGAGGCATCAGCTAAAATAGCGGGGCTCACAGGCGCCATAACAGACCCACAAAGACTCTTTATGCTTGCTGCGACAGATAAGCCTCAATTCTTGCTTGAATTGAAAGCTGCACTAGATCCGGTCGCCGACACCATTCGAGAAATGCCTAGCCACGTTCAGGCACTTACTGCACAGACTGTCGGATTAGAGGGCGCAACGACGCTCTTGAAGCTTTTGAATGCTGACATTGGGACGACAGGTGAAGGATTAGAAGATATTATCGCACAGACAGCAG